ACCGATTCGGATATTCCATCAGATGGGCACGTTATCCTTACCTATGATATTGAGGTTGAAATGGAAACGGGTTTGCCTGATGTTGAAAAAGCTGAAAATGAATTAACGGCTATCGGTTTACATGATTCTGCTACAAATCAATATTATGTATTGATTATGGATAAGGGTGGTAAGATGAAAGAAAGCAAAACCGAAAAGGCACACGTAATTCCTTTTAGAGATGAGAGGGATATGATTATGAAATATTTGGATTTGTATGAATATATTAATCCATCAATTGTTACGGGTTGGAATATTGATTATTTCGATACTCCATATTTGTATAATCGTATTAAGAGAGTGGTTGGATTAAAACACGCTAATAGATTATCTCCAATAGGTGAATGTTTTTGGTCACCATATCGTAAGAGATTCTTTATGGCTGGTGTATCTTATTTGGATTATCTTTCACTTTATAAAAACTTTACATATTCGGAATTGGATAACTATCGTTTGGATAGTATCGCTATGAAAGAATTGGGTAGAGGTAAGATTGAATATAGTGGTAATTTGGATTTACTATTCAGTCAAGATATTGAAAAGTTTATTGAGTATAACTTGGTAGACGTTCAATTGGTTGTAGATATGGATGCTAAGTTGCAGTTTATTGATACGGCTAGAGGTATCTGTCACGCAGGACACGTTCCATACGAAGATTTCGTTTATTCATCAAAGTATTTGGAAGGTGCACTTTTATGTTATCTAAAACGTAGAGATATTGTAGCACCTAACAAACCTGCGGATAGGCAAGAGATGATGCAGGCATTAAGAGATAATGAGCAAGAGAAGTTCATTGGGGCATATGTTAAAGCACCTATCGTTGGTAAGTATGATTGGATATATGACTTGGATTTAACATCACTATATCCATCAATCATTATGACCATTAATATTTCACCGGAGACTAAAGTTGGTAAGATAGAAAATTGGGATGCACAAAAGTTTGTAAAGAACGAAGTGGATTCTTATGTAATTAATGGTAAAACTATCACAAACGAAAACCTAAGAAAACTATTAGATGAGAGTAAATACTCAGTAGCATCGAATGGTGTTCTTTATAACACCGATAAGCCTGGTTGTATTCCTGATATTTTGGATTTATGGTTTAAGCAACGTGTGGAGTTTAGAGCATTGGAAAAGAAATATGGTGAAAGTGGTGATAAAGAAAAATACGCATTCTATAAGAAAAGACAATTGGTGCAGAAAATCTTATTGAACTCCCTATATGGAGTATTAGGATTACCTGCTTTCCGATTCTATGATGTAGATAACGCTGAGGCTGTAACCCTAACAGGTCAGACTGTAATTAAATCTACGGCTGATATGGCTAACATTAAATACAATAAAGAGTTGGGAACTAAAGGTGAAGATTTCAATATCTACATTGATACGGATTCCGTATTCTTTTCAGCAGTTCCTATTTTAAATCATAGATATAAAGATTGGAAAAATGATGATGATAAAGAAAGATTCCAAATTAAGAAAGAGTTTGTATCTCGAAGTGGTATTTGGATTGCTAAGAAACGATACGCTCAATGGATTATTGCAGAGAATGGTATTCCATGTGATACGTTGCAAGTTAAAGGATTGGATGTGGTTCGTTCATCGTATCCCGCACAATTCCGTAAGTTTATGAGTAGTATTCTTATTTCAATTCTACAAGGTGAAACTGAAATGGTATTAACTGATAAAATCTATGATTTCAAAAAGGATTTGGTTAATATGGAGGTAACTTCTATTGCTAAGAACTCAGCAGTAAAAGAATTATCTAAATACATTCCAAAGAAGAAAGATAATAGAGCAATGTTCCAATTCAATAGTGGAACTCCGGCGCACGTTAAAGCAGCAATCGCTTACAATCAATTATTAGTTCATTATGGAGTTCAAAATCAATATGAACCAATGAAGGATGGTGATAAGATTAAGTGGGTTTATTTGAAGCAAAATCCATTTGGATTGGATGCGGTAGGATTTAATGGATATAATGACCCAACCGAAGTAATGGATTTGGTAAGAACCTACATTGATTATGATAAAATCTTTGAAAGAGAATTACTTAAGAAATTAGAAGATTTTTATGGAGCATTGGGATGGGGGGCTGTTTTATCATCACAAAAAACAGCAGAACAATTTTTCGCATTTTAATTTGGTAAAATGAAAATAAATTCGTATATTTGTAAAATAAAAATTTAAACTTTAAAAAAATAACATGAAAAAAAGTAAATTAGATGGTTTTATTAACCGTTACAACTTAGGAGGAGAAATCGAATCAGTTATGGTTAAATCAGACGGTTCGGAATTATCAGTAAAAATGATTTCTGATGATAAAACTTTGTTAGGTACTGTATCATTAAAAGATGCAGATTTCCCAGCAGGTGAATTTGGTATTTATACCACATCTCAATTGAAAGGATTATTGAGTGTATTGGATGAAAACATTAAAGCTGAAGAAGTAACAGGCGCAATTAAGTTCTCTGATAATGGAACTAAAATGCAGTATATGTTGGCAGCACCTTCAGTAATTCCAGCAGTTCCTGAATTGAAAGCACTTCCTCCATTTGATGCTGAACTTACATTAGATGATGAGTTCGTAAACAAATTCGTAAAATCAAAAGGTGCATTGGCTGATGCAGATACTTTCACATTTATGTGTAAAGGTGGTAAAGGTGAAATCGTATTAGGATATTCATCTATCAATTCAAATCGTATTTCATTGACAGTAAATTGTAAGTGTGAAAACGATATTGAACCAATTGGATTCTCAGCAAAGTATTTGAAAGCAATCTTAGTTGGTAACAAAGGAGCAACATCATCTTCATTAAAAATTTCATCTAAAGGATTATCGCATGTATCATTCGAAGATGGAGATTACAAATCTGAATACTACTTAGTAGAAATTAAATAATATAATATGAGCTTTTGGGATACTGAACCACAAAAACCTGTCTTTGACTTTGATATTGAAAAAGCAAAGTTAAAAGAAAATATGGACTACCTTATGACAATGAGTGTGCAGGAACAAACATTGTATAAGAAGTGGGTAGAATTGCAAGAACCTACAATGATTCAAGCAAAATCCCAAATTGCATCTTATTATGACCTTCAATGGAAACCAACTGATATCAACAATAAGGAGCTAACGATAAAAGAAATTGAATCGTTAGACCCTTACGTTGAGATTGTAGAAGATCCGAAGGAATCTACTAAATGGGCAGCGGTAAGACGTATGATTCACACAATGGATTTTACAGCAAACCCTGGCCGTAATGTAAAGATTAATGTAAAGGATAGAGTGAGTGGAAAACTATTAGGACAAATTTCATTAGCATCCGATGTTACAGCTATGGGAGTTAGAGATAACTACATTGGTTGGACTAAAGATAATAAGTTTGTTGATGGTAAGTTAAACAACACTACTATCGCTTCTACAATTGTCTGCACTCAACCATTAGGTTACAACTTCTTAGGTGGTAAGTTAGTGGCTATGATGACTACTGTTCCTGAAATTCGTAACTATTGGAAAACCAAATATGGTAATACTTTAATTGCAGTTGGAACAACATCTTTATATGGTATTCACTCACAATATAATGGTATCCCTTTATTCAAAACTTTAGGAGAATCAGCCGGTAAAATTAGTTTAAAGCCTGATGATAAATTCTATGACCCGTGGCATCAATGGTTAAAAGAGAATCGTGCCGAATGGTATCAAAATAATATCACAAATGAACGCATTCGTAATGGTGCTAATATGGGAGCAGGTGATGGAGCTAGTGGACCTGTTAGTGGTATCAAACAAAAGATATTAGGACAAATCTTTAAAGAGTGTGGTATTAAGGCAACTGAATATCATCACGGATTTAAAAGAGGTGTTTACTTTGCTATGATGTATGAGAACGGAAACGATTTCTTATGTAATAGAATTGATGAAGATAAACTAATCCTAAAACCTAAGTTTGAGCAAGGTGTTGAATACATTAACAAATGGTGGAAGAAACATGCAATCAGTAGATATACAAAACTACATGAAGAAGGTAGATTGAAACCTGAACACTTATTCTACATTGATGCAATTGGAATGAGTTGGGAACAAATGAAAGAAAATTATTTAGGAGAAGTAGGAAGATAAAATAAAAAATATGCAAGTAAAAATTAAAAAAGTAAATTCATTAGCACAAATTCCATCGTATGCAAAAGATGGAGATGCTGGAATGGATTTGATAGCAACATCAATTATATCAGATACACCTGAGCAAATAACTTATGGGTTGGGTATTGCATTAGAAATACCAAAAGGATTTGTAGGATTAGTATTCCCTCGTTCATCTATTAGAAAGACGGGTTTACAATTAAGTAATTCAGTTGGCGTAATTGATAGTGGATATAGAGGTGAATTACAAGCTACATTCAATAAACTATTTGGTAGTGAGGGAATGTATGATGAGATGAAGGTTAATGAAATGCAACCAAATGAATACTATAAAGTGGGTGATAGAGTTGCACAAATTATGATTATTCCATATCCTCCAATTGAGTTTGAAGAAGCTGATGAGTTATCAGATACCGAAAGAGGTGAGGGTGGATTTGGTTCAACAGGAAAATAAAAAAATAAATTATGTTTATAGAGCAAACTGAAGAAAAAGTAAACAACAACCTTTGGGTAGAAAAGTATCGCCCATCAAAGCTTGTTGATTATGTAGGTAACGAACATCTAAAATCAAAAGTAGAAGGTTATTTAGAAGCAGCTGAGATTCCACACTTATTACTATATGGAAAAGCAGGTACGGGTAAAACTACATTAGCAAAGTTAATTGTAAAATCGATTGATTGTGATTATATGATTATCAACGCATCATCTGAAAACAATGTTGAAACTGTAAGAACTAAAATCACTAACTTTGCATCTTCTATGGGATTCAAACCATTTAAGATTATCATTTTGGATGAGTTTGATTATATGACTCACAACGCACAGGCAATCTTGCGTAACTTAATGGAAACATTTAGTGGACATTGTCGTTTCATCTTAACGTGTAACTATGTTGAGAAAGTAATTGACCCAATTCAAAGTAGATGTCAATCATTTCAGATTGTTCCACCAACTAAAAAGGATGTAGCAATTCAAATGAGTAAAATTTTGAAAGCAGAAAATGTGGAATTCGATATTAAAGATTTAGTTCCAATCATCGATGCTAGTTATCCTGATATTCGTAAGGTAATCAACACTTGCCAAATGAATTCTATTAAAGGTGTATTAAAACTTGATGTTAAAAATCTTTTAGAAAATGATTACAAACAAAAAGTTATTGATATTCTTAAATCAAAAGATGATAAACGAAATCGTTATCTAAAATTAAGACAAACTATTATTGATAGTAAGGTAACTGACTTTACTGATTTATATACTTTGTTATATGAAAAGGTAGAAGAATATGCACCAAACAATACAGCTAATGTAATAATTGAATTATCGCAAGGTCAATTAAATCACGCACAATGTATTGATAAGGAAATACCAACGGCAGCAACATTAATTCAAATAAACAATTTAATCGGATAATATGGCAAATATTTTAGGAGCAGATGGAACAGGAATGGGTGAGCAGGAAGTTCAACCATTAGATTTAACAAAAACTGAAGCAATCGCATGTAAAAAGTGCGGAGGTGAAGTATTTGTTCAGGGATTCGCATGGAGAAGAATATCAAAGTTAGTTACTAAGAAACCAAAAGATGAAGTATTTCCGGTAGAATTATTCCTTTGTGGAGATTGTGGTGAAGTTCTTGATGAACTATTACCTAAAGGATTAAAAGCAGAATAACAATGGCAGTAACTCTATTTGACCATATAAAGCAGATAACTGATGTCCAAAATCCTAAGTATTGGGATAGTTTGGAAGATGGGGATAAAAAGACATGGTCTAACTATATGGTTCTTAGATTCCTTTCTATGAATACGGATTGGGTATCTACCATAGCTGAGTTGCAACCAATACTACAGGAACTACCACCAAAATCCTTATATTTGGCATTAATTGGGGTTATCCCAAAAAGCAGGACATTTTTGAAATATATGAAGCCCGCATCATCCGAAAAGTATGAAAAATGGATGGTAGAATTGGTTTCCAAATACTATGAGGTATCTGAAAATGAAGCTGAGGAATATGTAGATATTCTATATACAATCAAAGGTGGACATCAGACCTTACAAAATATAGCGGAAAGTTACGGAACTGACCCAAAAATTATAAAGAAACTTAAGTTAAAACTTTGATATATCAGAGTTTTTTCGTATCTTTATACCATAAAAAATAACAAATGACTAGAGTAAGTTTCTCACAATATAGCACATATTCAAGCTGTCCACAACAATATAAGTTAAATTATATAGATAAATTAGGTGAAAGTTCATCTAACATACATACCATTTTCGGAACGGCAATGCACGAAGTAATTCAGCATTATCTGACCGTATTTTATGGTGTATCCAAAAAGCAGGCAAATGAGCTTGATATGGATAAGATGTTATTATCTAAACTTAGAGATGAGTTTGTAAAGGAAAAGGAAAAGATGAGTGAGGGCGCTCCGTGTGAGCAAATAGAATTGGAAGAATTCTTTGGTGATGGTAGGAGAATTTTAGAATGGTTTAAAAAGCACATTGATAAATTATACACAAAGAGTGGATTTGAATTAGTTGGTATTGAAATACCAATGAATTATGAAATTAAGCCAGGTGTTCAATTTATTGCATTTATTGATATTGTATTAAGAGATGTATCATCGGGTGAAATAGTTATCATTGACTTAAAAACTTCAACTAGAGGTTGGAACAAATATCAGAAAGA